CTGCTGAGCTGCTTGAGCTGCCTGTGAGGGGCCGGGAACGGCAGCGGATGGCTGCGGGCCGGCTTGAGCCGAGCCACCCTGCTGAGCGGCCTGAGCTGCCTGCGACGGGCCGGGAACGGCAGACGACGCCTGCGGCCCAGTGTTGCCGGTTGCCGCAGAGATTCGAGAAGCGAGCTTGTTCAGCACATCTGGATCAGTGAAGAACGCCAGCACATCCTCGCCGCCTGTCGGGTTGCCGTCGGCATCCTTGGCGTTCAGGATCTTCTTCTGCTGCTTGGCGCTCATCCCGCCCATGCCGAGCAGCCGCTGCACCCCGTCGGCGTCTGCGAGGTACGGATGCAGCTCTTGCGGAACCCCGCGGCGAAGATCTTCCAGCTTGAGGCCAGCGAACGTCTGGTCGCCCTGAGCCGCTGCCGCCTCAGCCTGGGAGACTGTGGGCTGTGCTGCGGCACTCTGCCCAGCGTTCGATCCGCGAGTCTTTGCCATCTATACCTTCTCCTATGCGAGCAGGGCTGCGAGCAGCTCCATGTCCATCGGCCGCCGGCCGTACATGCTGACCTCGTCGCCGGCAGGGGTCGGAGGCGGCGGCTCCGACGGCGGCGCGGCAGGCTCCTGCTGCATGCCGTCTGGTGTGCTTATGGGCTGTTCTGTCGCGGAACCGGCCCTCAGGGACTCCCTGTCAAGGAGTAGACCGCCGAGGTCGAGGTTGGGCTTCGGCTTGCCGCGGTTGATCCAAACGCCCTCCATGAACTGCGGGAAAGTCCACTGGCCTTCACGCTCAGCCTGAATCAGCGGCGCGCCCTTGCGGTACGGCGGAAGCTGGAGGTTGGCAAAGAAGCTCTCTGGCCTCCCAACGCTCTTCAAATAGGTTTCAGTGCGCGGCGACAGGGCCGCTTGATCGCGGATTGCCTCGTCAAAGACCGCCGATGCGTCGGAGATCCACTGCCCGTCTTCCTTGAGCGGGTCCACCAGCGGCCTCAGGAGGTGGGCCATGAACTCGCCGGAAGGAGCAACGTCCTTCGTGACGATCTGCCCGCCCTCCGACGTTGGGAACGGGTAGCGGTAGAAGTTCGTGGCGGCGAAATCACCCATCTGGTAGACGTCCACCCCGCTGACATCTCGCCGCTTCACATCCGCCAAGTTGTGAATCCGACGCAGGAACTTGTCCTGAGCGGTCGTGCTTTCGTAGGCCGAAACGTCGTCTGATGCGAAAGCCGACTCTTCCTTTGCCAACTGGGCGGCGAGCCGAGCCGCGTCTTCCTCGCCCAGCCCCTCGAACGTCCCGCCGCCGACGATCTTGTCGATCTGCCCGCGAGACAACACAGGCACAAGCTCTTCTGGGAGTGTTACGCCGATTAGAAGCTGTCTGTCAGCAGCGCCCAGCTTCCTGACTTGTTCGTCTGAAAGCAGAGCAACATGCTCTGGAGAGAGCGGAGTCTGCATCAGCTTCGCCCGCTGCTCGTTTGCAATCTTCCGATACAGCTCTGGATTGGCCGAATACTCCTTCGACCGAATGTCTCCGGGGTTGACGAGTCGCTCGCTCCTTGGCTTGCTCTCGACCCAGGCAGACGCAAGTTCGCCAAGCCCCTGGGACTTGCCGCCGATGACGTCGCCCTGCTCGTCCCGCGCGTAGACCTTTCTGCCACTCTCGTCCTTGGTGTACTTCCTGGAGTCGGTTCCGGCACCAAACGTCCGCAGCAGCTCAATGTCCTTCCACCCTGCCTTTGCAGAAACCTTGGCCTTCCCGCGGGTCGTCTTCTCTTCCGTTGCGGCCGGCTGCGCCTCAACAGGGGCGGGGTTCCGAGCGACGAGTTCTGCGAGCTGCTGATTCTTCGTGGCCCCAATCTGGGACAGCACCTCCATCTTCACGCCAGGAGCCTGCGCCTCAGCTTCCTCAAGCGCCCCGATCGCCCGCTCATACTCAGCAGGGTCTTCTGTCAGCTCTGTGAGGTTGTTGGCGAACGTCGTGCGGAACGACGGGTCGCCGGCCACAAGGCGGCGGACGATCGTCTGCTGCTGAGCCTGTTGCAGATCTCCCTGCCCAAGCTCGACGCCGGCCGCGTCCATGGCCCGCTCGACGGCACGGCTCTCACTAGTGGCGCCCTGGCCCCTAGTGCGGTTCATAAAGTCCCGCAGTCCGGCCATGGCTAAGCCTTCTTGCTCTTAGGAGACTTCTTCGGCAGCTTGTCGGCTACGGGTTCCGGGAGATCCTCGTCGGTTGCCGGAATCGGGGCAGGGGAGCCGCGCCCCTGGTGCATCTCAACCAGCTTGGTGTTCTCCTTGTCGGCCTCGTCGGTGTCGTCATCGACGTCTTTCGACTCGACCTCTCCGCGCTTGTGCAGCGGGAGCTGACGATCCTTCGACTTTGCGAGCGCCGTGCGGAGCATCCGCTGAAGACCCTTGTGCGTGATTTCGCTGAGGTCGAGTTCGTATTCGCCCTCCAGCTTTGTGTCCTTCAGACTCATAGCAAAGAACTCCAGATTTCTGCTTCTCTTCGGTCGCGGGCCACGGCGTCATCGACGCGGATTTGGTAGTCGCGGATGTCGATGTCCGCCTTACGCTTGTAGGCTGCCTTCCGCTCCTGCATCTGCGTGTCGAGCCTGTCGAGTAGCAAATCGCGAAGCCAGCCCTGCTCTCCAGCCTGACGCTCCTGGAACAGCAGCCGTGACGCAGACTGATCCGCGTAGCGGTTGAGCTGGTCCTGCTGGGCCTGGGCGTATGCCTTGCCGGACTCTGTGTCTGCAAGCAGGCCAGCCCTATAGGCCGACTGCTTGCCGCCAGCTCGAATGCCTTTCCCCGGCTGACCCATGTAGGCTCGCATATCCCCTGCGTATGCGGCCTGAGCCATCGACTGATTACGCGCCGTCTGAAACGCCTGCTGGTCGCGCTGGATCGGCCCAGAAAACGTCGGAGCGTAGAGCTGCGTCGTCTGGTACTTGACCGGCGAGTTTGTGCTGGGAGTGGATTGGGAGAACATTTAGATCAGACCTCCCAGCATCCCCAGCATGGAGGCTGTGACCATGGCTTGACTGTTCTTCTTCTCGCGCTCGTAGTACCTCGCCAGCTCCTTGACCTTCTGCGTGAAGTCGGTTCGGATGTCCACACCGAACACATCGAAAAGCGTGTCCGCCCGCCAGTTGTCGCTGTAGTTCTGGCTTTGCGCCAGCTTGTCCTCAGCGCGGCTCTTCTCAGCTTGCTGCTGCTGCTTCTGGTTCAGCTCAGCAATGGACTGCGTGAGTGCGTTCTTGGTCGTGTCGGTGATAGCCCTGGAAGCTGCGGCGCGGGATGCGTCGCCTGTGAGCGACGAAAGAATCCCTGGGGCGTAGGCAGTGGCCGTGCGTCCTGCTGGCCGAAACGGATTGATGACGTCCTTGACGATGCCTTCTGTGGCAGGGCCGATGGCATTTGAGACATCGATCTGCGACCGGATGGTCCCCGTCGGTTCTTTCTTCCCGATGGTCGGGAACTGAGGATTCTCGAACCCCGGCCGCGGGATGTTCGCAAGCGGATCTGGCTTTTTTGGAGCTTTTCCCATGCTACCTGTCCCATGCCCACAGAGGCGCGTTCGTAAAGTCGTTGAAGCCGCGGATGCCCTTCAGCGTGATATTCAGCGCGACGCCTTCGTTCGTGGGCGTAACAGTGCCTTCAATCAGATTGGGGTGCGACGTCGTCACAGTGAACAGCTTGTCCAGGTTTCTTAGCCGCAGCTTGAGGACCGTCCCCTCTGGTCGCTCCTCGAACTTGGCGTGTATAAACTGTTCTTGGTCGTTCTCAACCAAAAACGGGACTGACTCCACAGTCCCCGTAGCTGGGTTGAGGCGGGCGTGTGATCCGCCCTGCCTGCTGACCTTCAGCCCCACCTTGGTCTGCGAGACGCTGTCTTTTGTGGCTGGGTCCGCCGACATGTAGTCGCCGCCCGTTACGGAAGTGGTCGTCAAGGTCGGCTGGGCCGTAGCCGGCTGGCTTCCTTCGTATGGGTGACGAGTGTCCCTGGGTTTGTAGCGGTCGCCGCGACGAGAAAGGGAGCCGGCGAATTGACTGTCGGACGGGTGGTCGAGGTTCGTGAGGACATACCGTCTGGTGTTGCCGTCCACCATGCGGAGCTGCTTAGCCGGCGTTGCGTCTCCATACTGCCGTCCCAGCGAGAGCTGCGAGGACGCGAGGTTCGCGATAGCGTTCGAGATGATCTTCGCCGCCATGGGCGTGATCCCCCCATCCACAAGGCTGCCTTCGAGATCACTCGACATCGATCACCCCCTGAACCGTCATGGAGTGCATGACGAACCGTTGCGGGACAAGGTCGGTTCCGCCGTTGGCTGGCGCGGGCCGCCCGTACAGCTCGACCTGTACATGCTGGTCCTCTCCGGTGGCGTCGGTGTAGACCCTGCTGGCAAAGGTGGCCTTCGCCACTCCGGTGGCGTCGCCCAGGTGGGAGGCGCCGCGGGCGAGATTCAGAACCGTCGATGCGCTGTCCTGCCGATGCTCGAACCCTCCGGGGCCGCCGCGGTTGCGACGCATGACGTTGGGGCGAGGAGTGGAGCTGTCGTTGTAGTACTCAACGATCTCGACTTCCTTGTCATATTCGGTCGGCGTGTAGACGAGGCTGACGGATCGGTCGATGAGTCCGTCGCCGCCCTTGTTGATCTGCTCTTCATTGGCGAGCTGGAGTGCCCCGGTGGCGAGCCGGAATGGGATGTGCGTGTAGTAGGGCTTTCGGAAGTAGACGATGGTCTGCGTTCCCCCGGACTCAGCCCACCCGTCCGAGTTCGTGTCTACCCGAACGGCACCGCCGAGCGTGATGACCGGAGTGCCGTCCGGGTGTTCAAGGTAGATGTCCTGGCCGATGATCTTCGAGACATAGCAGTTGAGCGGAAGGAAGTCCCCGATAGCCTCCATGCCGATCTCGACCGGCGGCAGCTCCGTCTGGAGCGGGACATCCTCAAGGTTTCCGCCGTGTGCCGTCAGCACTTCGCCAGCCTCTGTGGCGATTAACGGCGGCACGAATGTGTCGATCGGGTTGGTGACAATGCTGTTGACGCGGACAAACGACTCGCCCACGCTCACTGTGACGTCGCGGGCTAGCTTCGTCGTCTCACTGAAATGCGCCACTACCTCAGCCTGTGTGCCTCCTGGCTCAGGGGCGCCAATGTCGAGCGGGATCGGGGCATACTCCTCGCCGTGAATTTCCCGGCCGTCATGGCCGCTTACAGCTCGCCACACGCCGCCGCCGCCAGGGAACAGCAGCTCGACGCCATGGGTGCAGTCCCATCCGTTCGCATAGATGAGGACGTCCACTAGACTGCCTTCGCTGATCACAGCCTTGAGCTGCACACCCTTCGAGTTGGGGCATGTGATCTTCGGGGAGCGACGGTATCCGCTGCCTCCATTGCGGACCTCGCAGCGAATAAGCGTGTCGTGGGCGTGGTCCTTGTCGCCGGCCATCTCATAGAGGTTGCCGTCGTCTGCACCGAAGATGGTGTTGTTGATACGCGCGACCCCCGGCCGGCTGGCGACAGCACTGCACATGCTGTTCGGATAGGCTTCCGTCCACCATGCCTTGCGGTCGATGTCGAAGCAGAGTGCGAACGTCGGCGTGGGCTGCGAGTCCGACGCGAGGCAGCAGAAGAAACGCAGGACGGCCGTCTTTGGGCATACCTTGAGGAAGAAGGACTCTCGCTTCGAGAAGTCGATCAGCTCATTGGTGAACCACTCCCGAAAAGGAGCGCTGATGTCCATGATGTTGCCGCTGCGGTCCATCGAATAGATGCCGCTCTCGTCAACCGAATAGAAGACGCCGTTGTTCATGTCCCAGCATCGCTGATTCAGACACCCCCTGTGCGTGAGCATCTGGATGGCGCCGTCTACCGCTGGGTCGGTGTTGTATGTGAGGGAGTAGGTGTGCGAGGTCTGCATCGCGAGCAGCAGCGACCCGTATGGCACCAATGCCGTCAGGCTGTCAGTGGCCCGCTGGTTGTTCTGGATGGGGAGGTCGTTGACGTCAGGGCAGGACTCGAACTCATCGAACTCCGAATAGAACAGCGTGTTGGCGTCCTTGCCGCTGGTGCTGACCGCGTACCAGAGTCTGTCCTGGAAGGCGACGCACACAGACATGTCTGTCCTGGGCTGCCCGAATCGGTAGGCGTTGACGTTTCCGTTCGGCAGGACGACGGGCATGGCGGCATAGTTTGGCCTGTCAGGGTCGAACAGCTCCTCGTCTGACAGGGTGTCCGTTCCGACGACCTGAACGCCGTCGCTGGTGGGAATGCCGTAGGCTTCTGTGCGGTAGAACACCAGCGACTGATCGGCCGACGTTCTCCACAGCTCCACCATGTCCGCCCTTGTTGGCGGCGTGACGCCTGGGAGCTTCCATACGATTTCGTTGCTGTGCGACCGCGTGTCGTTCGGGCCAGCATCGACGTCTACGATTGGCGAGAAGTTTGAATAAGACGTCGGCTTCGTCAGGTCGCGGACGGTGACGGTCTTGTTGTATGTGGAGGCGGGATTGAACGCCGTGATGTAGGCATAGCCGCTTGCCCTGGCGCCGCCGGTCAGAGGTGCGGAGAAGGTGACGGGAAGTCGCCCCGCGGCGAACATGGCCGTGCCGGCAGCCGCCACTGCTACATCGTTGACGGAGTATGTCCCTGAGCTATTGAGCTTCTTCGTGACGGTGAAGCTAGCGCCTGTGGCTCCAGCCAGAGTGCATGTGATCGCCTCCGACACGCCGTAGCCACTGCCTGGATCTTCGACAACAACCGCTGCGACAGGCCCGACGCCGATCGCCTCTTGGTTGACCTCGACCTCAGATCCACGGACGCTGACGACGCGGGAGCCGAGCGGTAGCCGCTCAGACTCCAGGACCATCCCAGGCTCCACTCCCTCTGCGGACGCGAGCGTGATGACGGTGGGAGAGTCTCCGCGAACTCCGGTGATGGTCGTGTCGAGGACCAGCGTTTCGGAGCGGTCTGCAAAACGGTACGCGCATCGATAGACGCCACGCATGGTGGGCCGCATGACCGGCGTGACCGATGCTGCCGAGCTGGCCGTGTACAGTTCAGGCTGAGCTGTATAGGCCCGACCTGGGTCCAGGATCTCGACGCTTGTAACCTTGCCGCCATCGACCGTCGGCCTGACCGATAGGCCGTAGCCGTTGCCGCCGCCACGAACCAAGACGGATGGCGGTGAGATGTAGTTCCTGCCACCGCTCAGAATGCGAACGCTGGTGACTCTCTGCTCGCCAGTACCAGCGACGATCTGCTCCGCAGTCCATGTGACCGTCTGCGCCTGGGCGACCCCTGTGTAGGCCGCGCACCTGAACATGGGGTGGTATAGCGTCGCCCCTTCTGTGTATGAGCCGGTGACGGCGAGGATAGTGTCGGTGCCTGTCTGATAGACCGATTCGATGGTGCAGACCTGTCCGGTGTTTGCGTCGCGAAGCCGCCGCCCGACCTCATAGAAGTCGTTTGTCGTGGAGCCGACGTTGATGTACCCGCGCTCAGGCGAGCCGCTTGTTGTTCCTGAGAAGGCAGATGCGTTCCGAAGAGGGTGGCGCATCTTGTCGAGGGCGATATTGGCACCGCTCACTTCGAGGACGCGCGAGTAGTCCAGGAGGATTCCAGGCTCTTCGCACTGAACGATGGTGCCGGCAGTGATTCGGCCAGGGTTGGCCTGCAAGTTGACGATGCCAGCGCCAGCGTTCTGCACCCCGCCTGTGTATGTAAACTCAGTGGAGTCACCCAGGGAGCTGCAAATCGCATCGAACCTCAGGACGGTCGATTGGACGGGGGAGTCGATATGCCGCTCCAGAAGCGTCACGGCTGCCGTGTCGCCTGAGCGGTAACCAGATCCGACGACATCGACATACTGGCTGCCGGCCAGGGTGTTCGGCGGGCCGGCTGGCGTCAGGTTGTCTGGAGCTGTCGCCTTGAATACGAACTCCACAAAACGCGACTTCTCGCTGAATGGCTTATGCCCTGCCTTGATCCGGTCTTCCCTGACGGCGGTGTTGTAGTCCGTCCGCTGGTCATACGGATTGGCTTGGTGGACGCGGACGCTAAACGCTGTGTCCCGCTCCCATCCGGCACCAGCGTCCACAATCTCGACCGTCGCGGAATCAAGCCTGGAGGCGGAACCCCTGAGGTCTACGATCGGGCGAGGAGTGATGCCTGAGGAGTGCCACCACTTCTGCCTGTCGGGCTTCTCCTCCTTGACGGACGTTGGGAGGTTGTTGTTGCCATTGACCGTTTCGGTCGTGATCCAGGAGTCAGGGCAGCGACGCAGGTTGATGCGGATGACAGGCGGACGAAAGCCTGGAGCTGTCGTGTACTTGGTGCGTGTCGTCTTCTTCGTCTTACGCCCACCTGACGAGCTGGAAATCTCCTTCGAGGCTGGACGCAGGGTCACAAGTGCGTAGGGCTGGCCGGCGACATCTTCGTAGACTTTGGCATCTACGCGGCTGTATTCCTTGATGCTGCCGCCTGGGGCGCCTTCGCCAAGCCAGACGCTGATCGCAGAGTAGTCGGGCCAATAGACGTCGGCACGACGGTTGGTGGAACGCGACTTCGTCTTGGTCGATACGGTGCCGGTGTAGCCGAACACATAGCTAGCGCCAGACGCCTGGATTCCGGCGTATGTGGCGTTCTCTTTGCTGTCCTTCTTGTTCTGGGCAGTGCCTTGCCAGTACTCGTCGTTGATGTAGTTTTCCCAGCCCGTCTCCTTGTAGGCGAATTGGGCCGAGCCTGGAACGGTGTATCCGCTCTGTGTGAATGTGCCGAGGCCGTAGCTGTAAGCAAGCGGCGAGAGCGTTAGCGTTGCCTCAGCCCCGGTTCCGACGCCGCTGGTCGTGCGCAGCGGGACTGAGGCAGTGAACCGACGCGACGTCTCGTCCCACACGGCATCGGCGTACCCGATCGATGTGTCCTTGCGGAACTGCACCAGATAGCTGGTGTTCGCCGCCGGGGTCCACGACTTCGAGAGCGTCACCGTCTTCGTGGATGCGTTGATCGACATGACCCGGAACACAGACGTCGATGTGAACTCTGCCGGCACGACCCCGGAGTAAATGGTCACCACATCGCCAACGCTGATGCCGGCGATCGACTGTAGGACCATGCTTGTCGTCGCCGCCGCAGCCTGGGCCACAGTCCTGGTGGACGCAGTGACAGGCGACGACAGGTACATGATCTGGTTGCCGTTCAGGTCGTTGGTAGTCCCGACCGTCTCGACCGCAGTCGGAGCTGTCCCAGTGACGACGCCGGGGGCAGTGTCCACAAACCCCTGGATGCCAGGGTCTGTTTCCAGCAACCCGACGGCGCGAAAGCCAGACCCCACCTTGTCGCTGCTCACTGTGAGCGATGGGGCGCTCTTGTATCCAGCTCCTCCGTCGATCACATCCACGCCGACCAGATTCCCCGCCTGGACGATGCCCTTCACTCTGGCGGCGCGTGTGGGGCTGCCGCCATCGACAGCGATGGTCGGCGGCGCCCAGTAGGCACCGCCGCCGTATGCGACATCGACGCTCTCAAGGAAGAAGCCATCACCCGTCGGCTCGACGGCAGGGGCAACCATCGGGGAAGCCATGCCCAGGTCGGCCGCGATGTTGGCGATTGAGCCTGGGCGGTACATGACGGGCTTCGCGCCATGCCCGAAGAAGATGAACATCCTGCCGTGCCTGTCTTCTGCGACGGAGAAGTTCGCGACGTTCGTGGAGCCGTTGGGCGACAGCGGGATCTGGTGGATGACCCGCTCCTGGTTGCCTTGAATCCGGCGAACCAGCCACACCAGCTCCTCCGGGAACTCCTTGGCTTCGATCTGGGCCATGGTCAGCTCCCGCTCAGCGGTCGAGAGCTGGAAGCAGAGTAGGTCGCCAACAAAGCCGAACGGCGTGTCGCGGCGGTACAGACCGCACACCGCATCGCTGTCATATCGCCCGTAGAGCTTGATCAACCCAGGCCGGGACGCCAGCATGCCGGGGCGGCGAGGCTGGAGATTGACGAGCGCACGCAGCTCGCCGCGACGCAGGAGGTACTGCGAGGACTCTTCGTTGAACCCCAGCCACTGCGTGATCTTCATTCCACATCACCCCGCAGGGTTGAGTGCCACCCCATGGTCAGCGGCGTCGGCCGGCGAGCCGTGATCGGGCGGCCGGAAAGCGGCGACACTTCGTCGTTTTCCATCGCGATCCGAAGGTCGCGGTTGTAGAGCTGCATCGCAGCGTCGGCTGGCTTGCCGGCGATTCGCGAGTACCACATCTCGCATGAGCTGAGGATGGCCGTGTACATCTGCGGCGACGAATCGATCGGGTCGCTAATCGCGTACTTCGTCAGGGCCGGCAGGACGATCGGCGTGTCCACAACCAGGGCCGTGCCGGTGCCGCGGGAAACGATCTGCCGTTCGCTTGTGAACGGCGACAGCGAACCGATCGGATCGGCCTCTGTTGTAGTCGTGCCAAAACGGACTACGCTCCCGGCTGCATCCTCAGGGAATGCCGTGTTCGAGCCGATGACGTTGACGTCTGTGCTGGACACCGTCCCCTGGCGACAGGATCTTTCGTAGCCCATGTACTTGATGGGCTTGGGGATGTACCTGTATGTGTAGTGCATCACCGTTCCGTTCGTCGGCATGCCAACGAATCGAATCTGGTAGCGGTCTGGGTTGCTGTCCGACCGCATGACGGTGTAGTAGTACGGCTCGCCCGACCCCTTGGTGTGAACGTCCAGCCTCTGCCATTCGTGCGGCGCCAGATAGCAGTGCAGGGTGCCGACGGTGTGTGACACAAGGGAATCGATGTCTTTCAGGTCGGCCGGCAGATCGTAGAAGGTCTGCATCGTCAGCGTCTCTGTCGAGCCGGGAGCGATCGACGCCTTCGCCGGAAGGTCAACGACGACGGAGCCTGGGAGGACGGAGACGATCCGGCACGGCTCATCGAAGAAGTTGCCGCACTGGATCAATCGCCCTGGTACGAGCTGCGACGAGTTGGTGACGGCAATTGAAGTGCTGCCCTGCGTAATGCCATTTGTGGCAACAGCAGTGGTAACATTCAGCGTCGCGAAGTGGTTCGTGCGGGTATGCCACAGCCACTGCCGGCACTGCATGACCTCTCGCACCCCATGCACGACGGCCTGCCGAACGGCCCGATGCTCGCCGTCCTGGGCGCCGCCGCCGATGGACGCCAGGAGGTAATCAACGACGTCCTGGGCTGTCCTCACTTCTTCGCCCTCCCGTACTTGGCAACCACCATCTCACGCAGCTCACCCTTTTTCATGTTTGGGTGGCGGTCCTTTTCGCTCCGCATCAGCTCCCTGGTGAGCCGCTCGCTCAGGGGCTTCCGGTTGGGAGCCTCCTGGACGCCCTTGTGCTGCACCGACCCATCGACCGACAGGTTGCGTTTGCGGGCTACCCGCAGAATGTCGCCGGTGCCATCGACCCACGCCTCCGGGTCTTGGATGCCGCGCTTGTCCGCCAAGCCGCTACAGTAGTACTTGCCGCTGACGTTGATCCCCGCCCGCTTAGCAAGAGTGACGATGTTCTGGGCGTGATCCTTCGGCATCTGGTCGAGCTGCTGGTTGTTGTATCGGCCCTCCATGAACGACCGATCCCCGCCCTTGACTCCCGGCGGCTGCCGAAACACGACCATTTCGCACCACTTGTGCGACAGACCTTCGGACCTCAATTTGGCGTACATTTCCGATGCGTCCCTTCCCAGCGCCTGAATGTGAGCGGGAACGTCGTTCGTGTCGTTGCAGATAGTTGAGTGCATTCCGTACTCCGTCAGCTTGGTCACCAAGCGCCGCGATGCCGCTGTTGCACCTTTTGCACAGCAGGCCGCGGACTGTTCCTGAGGCGTGGCAGTGATCTACGCACTTGCCGGGACGCTCCCGGCAAACTTCGCACTTCCCCTTGTTCTTGGCATGCAAAGCCTCGAACTCTGCCAGGGTCACGCGGTAGCGAACCCACAGATTGCTCTGGCGCTTCCTGAGCCGCTTGTCCATCACGCAGGAGTCGGCTGCAACTCAGGCGGAATATCAGTGGGGGACGGCAGGCCGGCGGGAGGCCCGCCGCCGCCCTCCGCGTCAGCAGCACCGGAGGGAGGGGGCGGTGCAGGAGCAGGAGGGGGCGGCGGGGGAAGTAGATATGGGCTGGCGTCGATGTCGAGCGAACCGGCCCAATCCTTCATAAGGGCATTGAACGGATCGACCATGCCAGCTCCGACAAGCTGTGAGAGTATCGGACCCAGGGTCTGGACTGCGAGCTGCATTTGCTCGACGCGCGTCGCCTTGTTCGGCTTCCTGGCGCTGCCGGCTTCGATGCGGTACAGGAACTCTCTCGTCAGGCTGACGATGTCCTGCTTGGCAACCGTCTGCTGCCATGCCACTGCACCCGTCGTCCCAAGCACAGGGACCATGTCCTGCATCTCAAGCAGCCACCGACAGGCAAGAGCTTCCCTGCGGGCGAGGAGCGACATGCAGTCTTCGAGTTCGTTCGCCATGTTGTCTGGGCGAACGCTGATGTTTTCGTTCTTGATCTGGGCCTCAGCAGCACTTCTGTACTGGCTCCTGGAAAGCCCGTAGGCCAGCTCCGACAGACCCGTCCGCTTTGCGAACTCCTCAGAGATGGCGGCGATGATATCCCACAAGTCCTTCGTGACCTGAGGAAACTGAAAGACCGATATCACATCCTCTATGCGTCGGCCTATCAACTCAGAGATCTCTACGATTTTGAGTCCGCCTTCTGACGGCGCCAGGATCTGATCTTTGATGGAGCTGTCCGCGGCTTTTTGGACCGCGACCATCGTCTCGCAAGAAGTCGCGATGCGAGTGGCAAGGAAGCTCATCGCCCAATTCAGTAGCCGAAGCTCACCGATCGCTGGGCGGATGTGAGACACAGGCCACGCATATCCGGGTTTCCAGTGGAACGACAAGCCGGTGAACGGCCAGCCGTGCGGGTCCACATAGAAGGGGATCGGCCATGCCGTGCGGGCGAGCATGCTCTGCGGAATGCCGACTTGCTCGTCCACTTCTTCGTCCATGACGGCCGGCGGGACATTGAGCGGATACGGAACGCCTTCGCAGATCACCAAGTAGCAGTACTTGCCAAGCCCGTCGAAGACGCCCTTGTTCTCCTTCGGGGCATCCTTGAACCTGTCGCCCATCCCCGTCTTCGACCAGATCTTGTAGAAGGTGACGAGCTGGTTGGTGTTCTCGACCTTCTTCCTCCCGCGAGGCTCGCGGCCCAGGGTCATCTCGTCCTTGTCGAAGTGCTTCTTCAGATCTTCGATCGGGATCTGGTAGGTGTCTGCCACCTCCTGCATCGGCCTGACGCACTTGCGGGCGCACCACAACATGTCGTCGGCATTGTCGAAATCCGGGTCAATCAGAAGATTATCGACGGTGTCATAGAAGCTGCCCACCATCCGCATCGGTGGCGTCCGCCCGTCGCTCGAAGTGTCAACGGCGACCAGCTCCGTCCAGAAGACACCCATGCCCTTGATCATCGCCTCCGTCACGACCTTGCGCGCCTGCCGCTTGAGGTCGAGTTCGACGGGGGTCCAGTTCAGATACTTCTCCATCAGCGTCGCGGCGATACCCCGCTGGCGCTTCGCTTCGTTGTCCTGCTGCGCCACCATCGCGATCTGCATCTGCTCAGGCGAGGGCTGCCCATTCGGGCCGACGGGAGTCCCCAGCCCGAAGAAGTCGAGCGGGATGTCAGGCGGGTTCATCACCGACACTGTTCGCACAGGATTCCGGTGATAGATGACGCTCGCAAAGATCTCGACCAGCTCGAAAACCTTGCAGAGCTGAACCCGAAAGCTGGGGGGCGCGATGGAAGAGTTGTACCCCCGCTCGCCGCGGGCATACGAATCCTTCCACATGAAGTTGTGTTCACCGTCGAAGAACTGCGACGCCTCCTTCGCATCTTCTGCGAAGGGCTTCTTGTATTCTGTCGCAGACTTGAGCTTTTTAACCCAAGTCGAAACGACCTGTCGCAGCGGGTTACTTCGATCCAGCTTCTCTGCCACTGTTCTTCTCTGCGGACTTGGCGGGGAGCATCAGTTCGCGGAGGGTGGCAGTGCCTTTGGCGAACTGCCAGCATCCGAGGTCGTGCCAGCCGTGGTCGCCAAGGATGGCAGGGTCGTCCTTGTGGTGGACGCTGCTCCGCTGAACGAAACCGCTGGGGGTGAACGTCAGAATGCTTATGGTCGTGTCACCGACCTCTGTAACCCAGCCGACGGCAGGGCTGTTGAAGGACGTCAGGTCTGGGCTGAAGAGAACTGTGTCGCCCAGCTCAGGCTGCGGCATTTTCCACTCAGTTGGTGCCATGTCCGTCTCCTTGTGGGCCTAAATGTACATACGCCCCATACTGGTCCCCCAGCCGCTTTTTGCGGTCGGCCTGCCACTTGACCCACCATGGCTCAGGCTCGTTCGATTGGACCGGCGGCTGGTGGTATCTGGGGCGGTACGCACAGAGGTATTCGAGGCATTGGCACAAATGCACCTCGCCCTTCGTGTTGGGCCGGTCGGTGACGATCGCCACACCAGACACATAGTTGACCAGCTTCCTGTACCTTTTGATCTCCCGCTCCAGGTCAGGTGCTGCATCCTTGAGGATGCGGAGCTGCGGTGTACCCTGCGGGCGGATGTGCAGGGACGTTCTGGTCGCTTCCATTCGGGCCGGGATGTCATCACAGCCAGCAAGAAAACTGCTGCCCGTCGTGTGCGACTTGATGCCGAGCTTGATGAGCTGCTCTGTGTACTGCTCGACCGGAAGCCGGCCTGAGCCGATGTCGCGCAGCCTGCCGCCGTGGGCGTCGATGAGGAATGCGTGGAAGTGGAAGCCGCGGACCTTCTTGGCGAACTCACTGCCGAATATCACGGCATTCGACTGCCTGAGGTAGAGCTGGTCATAGACCAGCCAGTAGTCCTCATTGGGCGGAACGGCGGCGAACATCACGGCCGTGACGGCGTGGCCTGGGTCGATGACAGCGAACCTCGCCCAGGTGTTCGGGATCTGTCCGTCCGGCAGCTCAGAGCGATCCATGCCGTGGATTCGCATGTCGAAGGTCGGATAGCACAGCACTGAGTCGGTGATGAAATCACCCTCAGCTCGCATGCGGAGGACGTCTTCGCCGGCCGCGGCCCACCGCTCAATGCTTTTCCGTTTTTCCGAATCTGGGATATGCGGGTTGTCGAGGAACCGCAGCTTGTACTGACGGATGATCGACTCTTCGCCCAACGCCTTCTCGCTGGCATCGGCCCGCTCCTTGAGGGAGAGCAGGGCGTTATTGGTCGAATGCGGCATAGCCGACCAGCAAAAGACACCGCGGCGATCCGCGAGTCGGGCCTGTGCCTCAGGGATGTGCCGCTCGTCGTTCAGGTCTTCATCGACATGAATCCGATCCGCTTGATACCCCTGCGCCGGCTCGCCCTCTGAGCTGAAGAAGTGAATCACCCAGCCGTTCACCAGGGTGCATTGCTGAATGTAGTTGGCACTCTTCAGCACCCAGCTCTTCGCCTTGACGAACCGCGGCGGGATCAGCGGCGGCGCCTTGCGGGCCTCAGACTTGCGGGCCTCGTCTGTGATCGGGTTAAAGGCCCGCCACTCGCCCGTCACCTCGTCCTTGATGATCTTGAAAGCGCCGTCCTTGAAGAGCATCGGATAGACCACTAGGCCGATGTGCTTCCAATCCCGGCCGATGATGATCAGAATCCCGTTCTCTTTCGGGTACTTCCCATAGGGGTCTTGCCCCGTCACAGCGCGGGCATCCTCCACGAAGGTGCAGAGGCTCTTGCCGGATCGATTGCCGCCGATGACGAGGATTTCACTCGCCCTGCACTTGTGGACCTCCTCCTGCTGAGGAGTCGGGCGGTACAGCTTTAGTGCTTCGATCTTTCTTTCGCGGATTTCGTTTTGCAGATCCTTCAGGCTGTCGCGCTGGAACTGCGTCAGGGACGGCACTGGGGGGATGACCGGCGCCTGGACCTTCGGGTGCTTCGTCCGCTTGCGAGGTGATCCGCCTTGGGTCTTCCGCTTGGACATTGATGACGGTCCCCTTGAGTGTTCCGATTGCTTCCTCGAACCGCTTGTTCAGCTCTTGCTCCAGCTCGTCCTCAGTCCACAAGGACAACGGCTTCTTCGCCCCGCCGGAATCGACGTTCTTGGTGACGAGCCGGCAGAGCGTTTCGATCAGCCTGTTTCTGGCCGAACCCCCCGGCGCGCTATCCCAGTACTGCTTGACGACCACAGCCGAGAATCCGGCAACGCCGCCGAAGTATTGGAAGACCCGCTCAATCACCTCCGCAGAATGCGGGATGTTGGCGCCCCCCTTCGTCGCTGCCCCCAGCAGAAGATCGACGCCAGCGTCCTCAATCTTCCGCATTGAGTCGTGACGCTTCTGCTTCTCCCGCTCCTTCTTCGCCTTGAGCTGCTGACTGCGGCAGACAAGGCAAGCGCCACTAAACCGCTCCTCGCAAGCAATCCACTTGAAGTGCTGCTTGTCCAGCGGATAGGTGTTACCGCAGCGGATACACAGGCGTTCACTCATGCCTGTAAAGCATAACAGCCTGCGGGGTCAAACCGCAGGCTGCCAGAGGCGATTCTTCTTCAGGAAGGAACTCAGATGTCGTCACTGGTCAAGTTGACGCGGACATGGGTGTCCGCCGTGGCGGCGCTGTTCGCACCCAGGATGGTGATGCCGAGGCTGGTGCCGCTCGCCAGAGCTTGGATCTTGCCGGCAGTGCCTGTCAGTTCGACAGCAGCACCGCTGGTGATCGCCGTGGCAGCAGCCTGCTTCACGCAGCACGGCCCCTTGCGGACGATCCAGATCACATCGTTCTGCTTGAGAACGCCCGTCAGGTACTCGTCCACGACGCCATACTCGCGGCCAGCTCCAGCGTTGGCGTTGGTCGCAGCAGTCGAGATCTGACAGAAGGGCTTGCCGTTCTCCAGGGCGAGGTCCACGACGAACGCCGTGCCGGCAATAGTCGAGGCGTCGGAAAGCTCCGACCCCCGATACCGCACGGCCTGACAGTAGACGAGCCGGTTGGAGAGCAGGGTGCCGGGGATCACGGCAGTTCCGTTGATGGAGAGGCCGCCAGCGGCAACGTCCTGGAATGCCTTGATCTGGCCGACCACACTCGTCCCCATGACGTCGGGCTTGGTCGGATCGGTCTGGGCGTCACCGAAGTCGCCGGAACCCAGGGTGCGGCCACGAATGAACGGCGGATCACTGAAGATGGACGACATTGTCTATCTGCTCCTTAGGCTCAGGCGGCTGTCGTGACGGGGGCGAGGGCAAAGAAATTCCGCGGGCTGCGGAAACGCATGTTGCCGAGGGTCGAGCAGGCATACCTGTACGCCTGTGTCTCCTCTGAATAGAACGGCCCCTCCGCTACAAAAAGTTGATTTTCGAGGCAGCGGAGTTCCATATTCCCGATCGAAAGTCCGTACCCCTTGCCGGCGGGGCAAGCGTATTCGCTTGTGATTTCCACGCCGTCGAGGGTGACGGTGTCTGTGAAGCCCAGGCTCTTCAGCCCGTTCTCCTTCGACACGACGATCCGCTCCTGGTCCTTGTAGGTGTTCAGGAACTGGATGTAGAGCTGACGGTCCAGCACGACGAGGTCGATCTGCGCCTCCTTCGTGTCATTTCTTTTGCAGCCGTGGATTCCTTCGCGCATCGCGAACACGCAGTTGGTCCGCCAGTTGCGAGCGCCCGAAGCGTTGAACGACGAGGCGTTGTAATTGATGACCAGCGGCGAGTAGTAGTCGAATTCCGGGTCCACCGGGACGTTCGGCCACTGGCCCGAAGTCGCGTTGATCCGACCGCCGCCGTAGTAGCCGAGCTGCGTGTTCAGGCCGGCATAGGTATCCGACGGGAAGCCAAAGCGATCGGCAGTGTTGCTGCTCGTCCGCTTCGTGGCGACGCCCGACACCGACTCATCGATGGTGCCGTCATAGCCCAGGAAGGACTCCAGGCCATGGAAGTCGTTCTCCCGGCCCGCCGCGTTGCCGTCCACATACGGCTGGTAGCTGAGGTGCTGTTCGAGCGATTCCTTGAGCCGCTCAGCCATCTTCGACGCCACATCGACAAGAGCCTGCTGGCCGCGGTTCTCCAGCATTTCGCGCCGAAAAATCGCGTCTTGCGTTGAAAAGCCACGCCAGGGCAGCTCTGCCCGCTTCCACATGTTGATGCGGCTGAAGGTCCGAGGAGTCTCGCCTGTGTTGCCGGTGACGGGCGCGTTGCGGAATCGCACATTCCAATCCATCCCGCGACCGCTCTGGTTCATCACGACGTTGCCGGACGACTCCAGCAGCGCGAAGACCTTGAACTTGCGGAACGTCGCCAGCTCTTCCTCACGAAGATGGTTGACGATCGTAGTGCCGATAACCCGGCTCCAGTCAGTGGGACTCGCCATGTGCGGTATTCCTTAAATCAGCCCTTCTGTTTTCAGATTGGCTGCGAGCCGCTCTGAGAAGGTCATGGGTTTTGATGGAACTCTTGCGTCTGTCGTCCCCGACTGCCGCTGGCTTGCCTGCCTCATGGCTTGCTGTCGCAAGAACTCCATGTTGCGTTGAGCTGCGTTGTCGGCCGGAAGCTGAGGCTGCACAGCTTGCTGCTGTGCCTGCTGGTATTGCAGTTGCTGGGCCTGTTGCGATTGCTGCTGGAGGTTGAAGAGCATGAGATCACGCTCAACCATCCTCGTCGCATAATCCCAACGGGACTTTGCTCCTGAGATACCTAACGCCCTTGCGTCCTGTATGTATTTCTGGACCGCAAGTCCCTCCGGGGATGCATTCCCATCTGGGCCGTACAACCAATCCTTGTTTTCCCGCTCCAGTGAAGTGACGAAATCCTCGTCACGCATGCGATCAATTCGCTGCTGAACGATCTGCTCAGCCCGCTGGACGGCGACCTTCTCGACCATTGGGCCGAGGGTGGATTCCGGGTTTTCCAGGAACTTCTTCGCGAAATCCGCCTTGTAGGCCAGATGCTCAGTGAGGGCAGAGCGAGCGTCGAGCGGCGCGTTGGGGTCGATGACCTCCCGCCCGCTCTCGTCCCTGGTCAGCCACTGCCGATACGAATCCTTGAGCTGCGGCGGATTCCACCAGGGGTTTTCCTGGGGCCGCTGCTGAGCTGCTTGGGGAGCCTGCGGGATCTGCGGAGCTGCGTTCCGCTGCTGCATCCACTGCTCGAACGGCTCCTTGTACCGCAGATAGTCCGATGCAAACGGGATGATCTGCTGGTACTGCTGGAGGGCGCGGCTCGCCGCCTGCTCCCGCTGGAGAGCTTCGTACAGGCCGGTGGCAACAGCCCGATCGTCCTGGCCGTGAAACTGCGGCAGCCCCTTGAAGGCACCCCAGATTTCATTGACACCGAACGGCGACTCAGCGGGTGCCTGCTCCTGAGGAGCTGCGACATCAGCCGGCGACGAATCGGCACCTACCGAAACTTCTTCGGCAGTTGACTCAGACGAGACGATTTCCTCTTCCGCCATGATTCACCTCCTGGGCGATCCCCAGTGTGGGCGTCAGAGAAGGGGGGCTGCCAGCCACATTTAGCGTTGCTGAGTGCCGGCGCGCCACTGCTGGTACTGATCTCGCAGCTCCCTGGCGCGAGTGGCGTTCGTCTCCTGGACGCCGCGATCCCATGCTTCCTTGTTATCGGGATCGAACATCGCCCGCAGCTCGTCGTCTTTCCTCTTTCTCATTCCGCCCATGCCGTCCTGGACGGTTACGTTCGGTCGCATCCACGCAGATCCGCCGGCTGGCCGGAATGGGTTGGCGTTCGACGGATCGATGATCGCATCCTCCAGAACTTCGTCGCCAGCCTCCTTGAGGAGGTTCCCAGCAATAAGCAGCGGCGACTTTCCGGCAGCTCCGACCGCCATGCTGACAGCGTTTGCTGGGCTGGTTGCCATGGCGTATGGAAGCGAGTAGGCAGTCCTCATCGCCTCATTCGGCGTGCGGCTCAAGGCTGGTGTATTGTGCGGAATCACCTTGTTCGCCGCACGGCCAAACGCATTCGCCGCATCGGCAACTGCCACAGGGGCATGCGTGGACAGGTAGTCGGCAGCCGCGGCGTCGCGGTCTTTCACGAACGTCCTGGTAGCCCTGTTCGCCGCGTAGTCCTCACCGTCCATGCGAACCGGAGCCTCCCGCTTCGAGCGATTGGAGGCATCGACCTGGAACTGCAACGGCTGCATGTCGAGCAGTCCGTCCGCCAGGGCAAGCCTCTCGCCAGCGGACCCCATGAGCTGCTGGAACGGGTGGTAGACGTTGCGGGCATAGGGCCACGACGCATTCTCAGAGAGGGCCATGATGCCCTGGTATGAGCTGGGGTCGAGCCGGTTGAAGTTTTTCGCCTCAACCACATACGGCTTTTCCGGGTTGTCTGCGCTGGCCTCGAACGTCGGCATAGCCTGACCAAGACGCCAGTTCGCCATTGCCATCCGGCCGCGAAGAGCCGACGGGTCTTCGAGCATCTCGCCCTTGTTCTGCCCGCCGCCCAGATTCTGCCACCCTGGAGCCACCATGGCAGTCAGGTACGCCGTGTTGTCAAAGTGCGGGTTGAGGTGGCTGCCGCTCTGTGCTGCGGACAGGAAGTCGAACACCATCTCCCGCTGGGCATTCTTCGCGCCGCCTGGGGTGAGCATCCGGTTGGCTTCTTCTCCGTACTTGGCTTGCAGATCAGCCAGCTCCGACTGAGAGATCGACGGGTCGTCCTCGAACCGGCCCCCGGTCGTCCCTGCCCTGACGGCGCCGAGGATTTCGTCCACCACAGTGCCGAGGTGCGGAGATGAGCGGTCATGCCGCTGGGCAGTGAAGGCGTTGTAGACCTCTTGCTCCATCGGGTGCGGCGTGTCCCGCGGCCCATCGCCGCCGTAATGCTGTGCGTTGAGCTGCTGGATGCTTTCGTAGGCTGCCTGTTTTTCTGCACTGCCAGGGTCTGCAAGATACGCCGCCTGGGCCTTGACCTCAGCGATGGTCGGGGCCACCCTGACCACATCCCGGACGGTCATTTGCGGAGCCTGCACTGGGCTGTAGCCGATGATGGCCCTAACAGCGGCCGTAGGGACGACCGGCATGTCCATGATCCGTTCGGCGTTGGCGATGTACTGCTGGTGGACGTCGCCCCCGTACCCGTACTTCGGGTCGTTCTCCCAGCGGTACACCTCCCGCGGACTGACGTTGCTCATGTCCAGGTCGGTGCCAAGCATCGTCTCGAAAACGCTTGCTGCCGGGATCTGCGACACAGGGTCCGGCCCCCCAGGGGGCGCACTGCGGCCCGAAACGATGAGCTGCTCTGGGGCAATCCGCATCTGACGGATATTGCCTTCAGGCGTGAGACTAAGCGTCTGGGCCATGTACCCACTTCCTTCGCCAGATCCGTAGCCGGCCGCGGTGATCCTTGCGTCGCCGCCACCACTTTAGGATCTGGTCAACGATGACCGGCAGCAGGATTTGAAGAGCGACGAGCCACAAGGCGTCGAACTTCTCCTGCCCATAGGACAAGCGGAGGTGCCGGCGGATGCTGGCCTCCAGGGATTCGGTGGCCCTCAGCTCTTCGGTGCCACCGGACTTGCAGCCGCAGAGCTGCTCGTCGGGCCACTCCTGGACCGCCACTGAGACGGCATCGAACACAATCTCCCTGCCGATCATTCCCCGCTGAAACGGGAGCTGATCCCAGACATACTCCTGGAATTCCGGCAGGGTGGTCGTGCGTCGGGGCATGTCACTTCCCGCAGTCGCACTTGCTGCACCCCTTGCCGCCGCAGTCGCAGCCAGCCTTCTCAGCGGCTCGCTCCTTCATGCGGTCGGCCTTCATCTTGCCGTAAGCCTCAGTGAACTTCTGCTTGAGTCCCTTGGCCTTCGGCTTCGGTTCTTTCTTCGCCATGTCGTGCGGCTCCTGTCGGCGCGGAGTGCGCCGCCTTGCTTATGGACGAAGGAGCCGGCTATTCGCCCTGCGGCGTGTCGCGTCAGTCGCGGTCCATGGCGAGCCTGCCGATCTCAAAGCACAGATCCTCGTCTGACACATCTGGGCCGAGGTCGCGGAGCCGCTCAGCGTTGCCGCCCAGGTCGAAGAAGTCGCAGTTCAGCTTCTCCGACAGGCGGGAAATGATGGCGTCATACTCCCTTTGCATGCCGATCGCCTTGCGGAAATCAGCGACATCCTGCTTGTTGATCCCAATCGACTTCTGCCGCTTCCTCATCGCACTTCCTCCTTCTGGTTTCGTTCAATCCGCTCCATCCCTGTTTTCTAGTAGCGTGAAAACTTTTGTAGCGTAAAAACTTTTACCTTGCGCTCGGCAGCCAGGATGCTGCTGCCTGTCATTTCTCAATCCGCTCCATGTAGAGCGGCCCGTTCTTCCCGACATACGCCCCAAGGGTGTTGAATTCGAGGGACTCGACGGCGTCCTCCTCCGACATCCCCTGGGCCACCATGATCTCGACGCACTTCTGGAAGTCATAGACGACCACCATCGGGTGATGCGGGTTGATCGTCACGCCGATGATGGCGTCCTCGAACCCGTCTGCGGTCAGGGCTTCCGGGTTGTGGTCGGCCAGCTCGTCCAGCGTCATCAGCAGTCCTCGCCGTCATCGTCCACGAACAACCACCAAAACATGTCGTCCATACAGCACCTCCTGCAAGTGCTTTTATGGACCCACACGCCCCCAGGGAGCGAAAAGAGCCGGAAGAGGGACTCGAACCCCCAACCCGCTGTTTACAAAACAGCAGCTCTACCTTTGAGCTATTCCGGCGATTCACCTGAACTTCTTGCGGCTTGGTCGGATCATCGGCACCCCTGGCTTCTCCGGGTCGGTGCCGTGGTAGTGCCAGATGAGAAGGGACTTGCACCGCAGGGAGTCGATCATCTGGGTCCGCTTGTAGAAGTGCCGGTCGTCCTTGACCTTGGTGTGCTGCACACACATCCAGAGCTGGTCGGTGTCCGGCACACGCGCGCCGCAAAGCGGCCCACCAAAGCACTCAAGATCCAGCCTCGCCATCTGCCTTCTCCTTGGCTTGCTTCTGGGCATCCGCGTACCCCATTCGGTATGCCGCCTCAGCACATACCACTGCTCTGGTTCCGTCCGCGGCCATGATGTGGTCGTCCTCCTGCTGGCCGGTGACCAGCTCACAGGTGAGGAAGAAGGCCCGCAGGGCGAGGAAGTGCTTGGGGTACTCGAACTCATCCGAATACTCCATGTCGATGTAGTGCTGAGCTGCTACGGCATCCTCCTTCTCGAAGCCGGCATCCTTCAGTGCCGTGGCCCATTCCTGGACCACTCGCTCCAGCCATTTCGTCGCTGCCATGCGTTGCCTCCTGGTGACACACGCATTCTCTTGCGGGGTCAATACATGTGCCAGGAATTGGACAGTGGACAAGTTGCCTGTCCACCGAACCGCGGCTGAAAGTGCCTAGAAACAAGGGCTTTTCGTGCATGGACAAGAGTTGCTTGTCCACTGTCCACGACGCTGCAAAGTCCCGGTCCACCCCTTTGCGATTCGGGAAAAAATCCAAGAGCTGGACATATATGTATGTGTGTGGCTGTGGGGGGCGAACGGGGTCTTCGCTTGTGTCTGCCGGCTGACCCCTCCCCCCCGCCCCCCCGGTTCGTTGCGACGGTACCGACGGAACCATCGGTCCCCCTCCCCCCCGCGCGCGCGTGACGGCGTCGTGCCGTGACCCCGCGACATAGGGAAGTGTGAGGGAAACGACGACGGGTCGCGACCCCGCGACATAGCAGTGTGTGAGGGAAGCGACAACGGGTCGTGACCCTGACCCCGCGACATAGCAGGACAAAGGAGCAAGTCATGCGTCAGGCATTCAATCGGTATCGGGCCATGGGTTTCACGGCTGAGGCGGCATTCATCCTCGCGCTGTCATTCGTCAAGGCGTCGTGACCCCGCGACATAGCAGGGTGTAGGGAACGGGATAGGCCCGTTCGACGGTTCGACCCCGTCGGTTCCCTCTTTCGGTTCTCAACACAACGGAGTCTCGACCCCGCGACATATGCGGGAAACGGAGCAAACCATGTACCCCATCACTATTGAGAAGCACGGCTATACCGTCGTGCTACATAGCCCGAACCGGGCCACTGTGTCTGGCGGTCGTCTGCCAAAGCCTACGGGGGTTGGCAAGCTGCTGGGCGAGGGTGACCTGAACCCGAAGACAGCCAAGAATGAGGTTGTCACCATGGGGCTGTCGCTCTACCCCGCGGACGGGATCGGCTTCGGCAACGTCTGCCCGTTCGCGAAAGTGTGCGTCGTTCCCTGTCTGGCGCATCAAGGTCAGGGGCCGGTGCCGTCGGTGGCCGGGGCGCGAGTCGCGAAAACCGTCTTGTGGTATCTCGCGCGGGAATGGTTCCTCGCGAAATTGAACCGCGAACTATCCCGATTCCGGGAGAAGTACCCTCCCGACACTACGGTCGGGGTGCGCCTCAATATGTTCTCCGACATACCCTGGGAACACTACGGCGTCATCGATGCCAACCCCGGCATATCGTTCTACGATTACTCGAAAAACCCGCGCCGATGGGGTGCTATTCGCCCGAACTACTGGGTGACGTTCTCTTTCGACGGCACGAACTGGGAAGCCGCTGAGCGGATTCTACGGGCCGGCGGGAATGTGTCGGTCGTGTTCTACGAACACGGCGGCAAGTGTGGCAAGGCCGCGCACAAGCAACGGCTGCCGGCGTCGTGGCGCGGGTTCCCGGCTATCGACGGCGGGAAAACCGATTGGCGGCCGGACGATCCGCGGGGCGTGTTGGTCGGGCTGCGTCTGCTCGCCCGCACCTATGACTCTCGCAATGCGGCAATCGACTCCGGGTTTGCCCAACTGTGGGCAACTATCGCCGGGCGTCAATACGAACTGGCGGGCTGACCCCGCGACATAGCAGAGAAAAGGAACAAACCATGCAAACCATGACCGACCGTCGATTTCCAAACGCAACCTGCATTTCCCCCGATATGGCGCACGCGCGCTTCGAGGCGAACGCCCCCGCGATACGGGCGCGGCATGGTTTCCTCACCTCGTCCGATGTCGCGGACATCCTGGGGTTTGACCGGCTGCGACAGGTGCTAGTCCGGTGCGGCGTCTGCCGGTTCCGGTGCGCGGTGCAGGATCTGGGGCATATGGAGCGGTGCATTGTCGCGGGCGGCGACTACATCCGCGACGTATCCCTGCCCATCGGGGACGACATCTACACCGGACATCACAACGGCTGACCCCGCGACATAGCAGGGCGAAGGGCAACACACACAAGGAGAAATGGCATGAAGGGTTCGTGGCGGTTCATTCTCGACAAGCCTGGGCAGGTGGACCCGGAGATCTTCGTGGTCAGCAGTTTCCGCACGGCGTCGGCGGCGACGAGAGCGGGAAGCCTGCTGCTGGCTGAGCGCGGGCAGGGCTGGCGGCTGACCGTCGAGTATGTCGAGCCGCAGGGCGACGACGCCCCAGGCACGACGATGATCAACCCCTACCGCGGCGTGATGGACTGACCCCGCGACATAGGCGGGCGAGACATGGCTTGGCGCGGTCGGACAATGGACACAAGGAGACGCAGCATGGTTCGGGTGCGGTTTCATCTTGGTGCGGGCGAGAACTACGGCAAGTGGCAGATTCGCCACGCCGACGGGCGGGTCGAGTACCACAGCCCCGACACAACCTACCTCCGCATGTACGGGTGTCGGCTGCGGAACCGACGCGGAACGGCTCAGGCTATCCACGACGGCGAGAACAAGTCGCCTTGTGCGTGGGTCGAGGCAGAGCGGGTGTCGGTGCAGACCTCCGACGGGTCGTGGCCCTACGGTCTGTCGGCTGTGGAGGTGCAATACAACCCGCGGGTCGCGCCGCATTGGCGTGATCTGCATGGGCGGGACATCGACGGCGAGCGGTTCGCCACCATCCTGACAAGCCGGCGGGCGTTGCTGGCATGGGGCCGGGGCCAGTGACCCCGCGACATAGGGCTACAGAACTGGTTCGGTTTCCTCTAGGAGAAGCGTGATGAATGTGCAAGCGTGTGACATCGCCGCAACGGTGCGGCAGCAGTACAACTTCAGCGTGGATCGGTTCCCCCTGCGTGGGCCGGACGGGCTGAGTACCCCCTGGTTCGGCCTGTTCCGGTCGGACACTGGGCGGGCAGTCGGTGGCGGGTCGGTCACCAACCGATACGAGCCGCACACGACGGACGATGTGATTGCCCTGGTCGATGCGGCGTCGGCTGCGTTCGACGGGGTGGCGAGTCTCAGTTGCGGATTCTCCGACGGACACTTCGTCATCGCGGAGCCGACCGATAAGCAGCGGCTGCGTGTCTTCGACAACGGACGCAACGGCGGCGACGATGTCTGGCCCCGGCTGTTCATCTCCGCACCCTACGGTGGGTCGGGCAGCTTTCGGGCGAGCGTCGGGTACTACCGCGACGTTTGCCGGAACCTGAGCCGGATGCAGTCGGTGAACAGTGTGTCGGTCACCATCCGGCATACCTCCAGCCTGCGTCCGCGGATGGACGAGCTGATCGAAACCTTCGGCGGGCTGCGCCACGCCTGGGGGAATATGCAGACCGTCATCCAGCAGATGGAGTCCAGGCGGGTCAGCATGGTGGAGTTCCTGCGGTCGGTGTATGGCGAGCCTGACCGCGACACCGGCCGGGGAGTCACCATCCACCGCAACCGGACGGAAGCCATCTTCCGCCGGATCTACAGCGAGCGGATGCGGACGGGTCGCGGTGAATTGGACAGTTCATTCGTGGTGTCTGCGTGGGAGGCATACAACGCGATCCAGGGGTACGTCCAACACGACTCCCGGCGGCGCGGCCACCCGACCGACATCGACCGCATCATCCTGGCGTCGAGCGACGCCGCGGTGCGGCGGGCTGAGGAGCTGGCGTTGGCGGTCTGACCTAGCACCGGGGCAGGCGGCACTGTGCTGCCTGCCCCGGCCCCGGTCGGGCTGACCCCGCGACATAGGGCTACACAAGGGAGCAAGGCGATGCGAGAGATGACTGTCGATGAGCTGGTGGCTGAGTGCGACGGCGATCTGTTTCCCTGCACATTCATCCGCCGCTGGAGCGAAGACGTTCGTGCGTTCGATGCGGACAAGGCGAGGGACATCCTCACCTACTACCCATGCACCGTCACTGGCGGGCCGACGATGGTGGAGAAGCTGCCACTGCGGTGCGTCTGGGAGGAGCTGGTCTACAAGCTGGATCGGGATGGCTGGGATTTCTTGACGGACAAGTGCGAGCGGGTGCGGGTCACCGACGCGCGGGCATAGGAGCAGGGCGATGAGCGAGCGAATCAAGATCAACCCCCGCCCGATCTGGCGGATCGGCAAGGGACATGGCGAACACCGGAGCGGTTCCGGGGTACACGCCGACCGGCGGACGCGGCGGACGCGGACGCGGGCGGATGCGACACGACGAGCGATGGAGGGCAAGTGATGTTCGACGTTTTGTCACCTGACGGCATGAGCATAGTCCGCAGCGACTACTACCCAACGCGGGAGGCGGCAGCGGCTGCGGCTGTGGCGTATGCCAATCGGTTCCAGTTCCAAGGTTTCTATTCGACCTCTCGCCGGGAGCGTATCCCGGTAGACGAGATCGCCGGCCGATGCCGGATCGTTGAGGTCGAGGCAGACGAAGAGGAGAACGAGTGATGGTGAAGATTGAGCTGGAGAGCGACGGATTGCGGCTGCTGCTGCCCTTGCTTCGGAGGGCGTCCACTGAAGAAGCCGATGCGATGGCTGAACTGAGGGGCGAGGACTCCGACAAGATTTATTACCCGCCATACCTGGATCACCTGACGCGCAAGTGGCACTACGATTCCATGCTGCACCAGCTAGAGCATGCGGCTTGGCTCGACACCATCTCCGTTCGGAAGGAGGACGAGTGATGCACATGATCAGTCCGGTTCCCAACATCAACGGCTCGCATGCCAGCGTCCTGGCTGAGCAGATGGCGGATGTGTCGCGATCCCTGGATGCGGCGCTCTCCCTCATGCGCCAGTGGCAGCCGCACGGCAGGGACTACCAGATCGGCGGCGACTACCAATCCGACCGCCGTGAGTTCGAGCGGCGGGCTACGGTCGTGAGCGAGCTGGCGAAGCAGTACATGGACGAGGCAAGGCGAGCGATGGAGTTCGACCGATGAGCAGCAAGATCATCATCCCGGAGCGGAGCGAAGACGAGGTGACGGTTGCCCGCATCTGCGCCGAGCTGGTGCGGCAGGGCGTGACGTTCGAGGTCGAGCGGGTGATCGGCCCGATCAACGGGCGGCAGTGGGAGATCGTATTCACCGGGGGCTACTGACCCCGCGACATAGGAGGACGAGTGATGGGTAAGGTCATCGACGGCAACAAGCAGGACGAGGCGGCTCAGATGTTGGCGAGGTCCGTCCGCATGATGGTCAAGGCAGGGTGTCTTTTCCTCAAGGCTGGGAGGGGGCAGGCGGCGCAGGACATGGACCCACATGTGCGGGCCATTGCCGACATCGCATGCCGGTTTCTTCCCAGCAGCAACCCGGCGTTCCGCGAGTTGAGCAAGGAGGGAGAGTGATGAGCACACCCTACGAACAGGAGTACGCAGAGGGGCTGTACCCCAGCTTCACCCTGGTGTTCACCCTGCACAAAGAGACGGGCAACTACATGGTGTATTGCCCTGAGTGGAAGTGCGAGCTGGCCGGCGGCAAGCACCCAGGTCACACAGCCTACGGTCTGATCATGGAGATCGTCGGACACAACACAGAGGAGATGCGTCATGCCGAAGCAGCAGTCTGACGAGGCGACTATCGACCTGACCCTGACCCTGGAGCAGGCGAGGCACATCGCTCCCGCCCTGCGTCACTGGGCAACGCGAGTGTGCGAACGCGACTTCGCTGCGTCGAGCGATCCGTTCGGTGCGTTGCATGATGCGGCGCGTACCTATGCGTCGTTGATGATGGTGTCGCAGAAGCTGTTCGGGTTCTGCCGGCTGAACGATGTCGAGCCGCTGTATTCGGATGGACACAGGGCGCGTTGACCCCGCGACATAGCACAACAGAGGAGGACGAGTGATGGCTAGGACTGTGGTCTATGTGGACGATCATGCCTGTCTGCGGCTCATGGCCGCAGCGCCAGAGATGCTGGCGGCCTTACGCATTGCTGACGACGCCTTGGACTATGCCCAGGCACAGGTTGATTCGGATAGTGATAGAGAGCGCCTGCTTCATTGGAGAACGCAGGTACAGAATGCAATCTCATTAGCGGAGGGAACACATGGTTAGTGTTGTGCGAAGCGGTATCCGCAAATCACAGCCCGTCAGCATGCGACTCACCAAGCGAGAGCTTGCGCTGTTATTGCGGGCGCTGCACCTGGCCGTTGGCAATAAGCTGGATTTTGGGATTGGTTCTTTCCGGCCGATGTCCGAAGAGGTGGAGCGACTGATCGCCGCCATGGAGTTGTTCTTTGACAGGGAGAAAGACACATGACGAAGACGATGGACGAACGAATGGCCGATGCAGGGATCAGCGTGGTAGAGATGACTGAGATCCTTGAATGTGCATGGTTCGCCTTGCGTTACGGGAACGTCGAGGAGCTGGGCGGATACCTCGACCTCAACGATGAGTACCTAGCGAAGCTGCGGACAAAGGTTCACAAGATCCAGAACGACAACCTTGGG